ATAGTAAAAATCTAGAACTTATTAAAAATAAGAAAGTAACAAAAATAGAACTAAATTGTGAAGGTCTTGTAAAATTTCTGCCACATAAAGGTTTTTATCCGGCCGAAAGAACAGTACAGTGTGTAGATTATTTCTCTGGAAGTTATACTTTTGAATCAACTTCTCTTGTAACATCAGATATTTTTGATAGACCAGTTTATACTACTTTATTTTCTCCTGGAATTTTATATAACACTATTAAATCTGGTATAGCTGTAGATTATCCAAAAGCTACGTATGATATAGCCATTACTGGTAGCAATGGTAAGAGTTTAAGTAATTCAGACGATTCTATCGATGAAGGTTTTCCAAGAATTAAATTAACAGAAGATCCAGATGCTTTTGTTAATCGTTTTCCATTTGAATCTTTGTTAGAACCGGAAAATTATATTGATTATACTTTAGACATTGAAGCACCTCCAATGTCTAGAATGACTGGCAACTATTGTGAAAATTTGAAAAACATTAGTCCCATTTATCAAATGTCTATTCATAACTTTTTGGCAGAATCTATTAATTTATTCATGAAAAATGGTGAATTATCGGCATTTGCCAGTAAACCACAACAAAAGATAGTTGTAGATTCTTCAAAGAAAGAATATATAATGACACTCAAAATGTATAGTAAACCCTGGGAAAGTTATGAAGATTATGGAAATACTTTTGTAAAACCAAATTTTCTTATGTTTTCTTCTGGCTCGGCTTTTGGTCCGCCGTCAGATATTTCTGAAAACTATTCATATTATCATAATTATAGTTGTTTTACTCCGCCCTACTTTGATCATCCAAGTGGCGCAGAAATTGCTTTTGTTTTCGTTCCGTGGAAAACAACAAGTAACGAATATACTTTGCAAGAAATAGTAAGTAATTTAAAAATAGTTGGGAACGGAGACAGAAATGGTTCTTATTATTTTATAAGAAATTCTAGAATTTCATCAGATACTCCTGACGTTCCATATCATTATGGTTCTGATTATAGTCGTCAACTAAACCTGAAAACTGACGGTCTTACAGAAGCCCAAAATTGGATGCAAATTACTTCTTCAATAAATTACAATATTGTAGAAAATGTTAAAAATGTTAATTATGAAGCTCTTTCTGGAATTCCAATAGATATACAAGATAATATTGATAAACAAACTTGGATTATTCAAACAAAATTTGAAACTCCAATATTAAATTTCTATAGTTGTTCTGTGGACGGCTCACATATAAATACTTCTTCATATTCCGAGCAGTGTGTTGGCTCTTTAAACAAAGGAATGTGGTTACAATATTCTAGAAAATTGGAAGATAATGAAGGAGTTTTCTTGAAAATTCAAGACGTGGTTTCAGATTATCAAAGTAGTTATATTCACGATAGTACAAACACTGGTTCTCTTGCGGACTTGGTTGGCTTTGATAAAAAAGAAATACGTTTGGGAGAAGTCGACAATTCCAAATTTATAAGAGAGGCCGTTGTAGCCGTTCCTTATATTTTAGATGGAAATGATAAAAAATATTTCTATATCAAAGAAAACGATATAGATAAAATACTTTCTGATGATCCAAGAGTATCAATCAATTTGAGAAATACAGCCAAGTCTATGAAGAACTACGTATTTCCTCCTAGATATGTTTGGAGCCATACTAAACGTAGTATTAACAAGAAATTTGAAGCAGATGCCATAAGACCATTCAAGATGTTTGTGTTTGAATTTGAAAGAGAATTTAGTAATCAAGATTTGCTTGATATTTGGCAAAATGTAATGCCAAGTAGTTACAAAGATTTCCAAATTCAAAACAAAAAAGTAACAATTGATATAGAAGAACATCCCGATATTCTTGAACAATTAGATAAAGTAAAATGGATGATTTTTAAAGTAAAACAAAAAGCAGAAAAAAACTATTATGCCAAAACAGCTAGTTCCGCAGATGATAGTCGCTTTTCGTTTGAATTAAAATATGGTAACAAAGGAAGAAAGAATTTCATACCAGAATATAGTTACAACTGGCCTTATGACTGGATGAGTTTGGTTGAATTTGCAAATATTGAAATGACAGTTGAAGCGGAAGAAGAACCTCCAAATATTCCTCAGAATTTAAGGATTCAATAAATGAGTTTGTTTGATAAAAAAGAAGAAGTTTTAAATACAGAACTTACTCAATATGGAAAGAAAATGCTTTCAATGGGCGATTTCAATCCAGTATATTATGCTTTTTATGACGAAGACATAATATATGATTCTACTTATGCCCAATTTAGTGAAAGTCATTTGGATACCAAAGAACGTATTAAAGATGGTTTATCTTTCAAGCCTCTTTACACTTTTACAACTAAACAAAATGAAGATAAATTGTCTTTAGAAAATGAATTGGGTAATTCTTCATTGATAAATACAACTCTTCCGGCTTGGAACATAAAAGTACTCAATAATGAATTTACCAATTGTTGTACTGTACCGCCATCGGCTTCTATGACAATAACTTATTCTTCTAGAACGAAAACAAGTAAAGAATATAATGACTATACCGACTCAGAATTTCACTCAAAAACCAACATTTATGATGATAAATCATACTTGGAAATTACGAGAAACTATGTTTTATTAGATATTCAGGAAATAAATGGTTATGAAGTTCTTGGAGAAGATATTTTTGAAATAGAATTTTTTGTTGAAGAAAATGGAGTAGAAACCAAGCTAACTTCTACCGAAATAATTGATTATTTGGATATAATAACCGATAATAAAATACAAAGTCAGATTGTTTGTGAAAAAATAACAGATAAAGGAAATGCTTATACCAAGATTCTTCCTCGCTGTAATAATTATAATGGAGACCTTATATTGGGAAGAGATTCAATAAGTGAAAATATTTATGATTTCGATCCGGAGCGTGGAGTAATCTGCTAATGATTCCTAAAACCAATAATGTTAGAAAAATTTCTACAATTAAAGATTCTTCAATATCAAAAATTAAAGTAGAATTAGAAAAAAACGATTATACAATTAGTAAAATAATTTCAGATGACAACTCAGAAAAAACTATTGTAGAAGACTCGATTGAATTTGTAACCAATCAGGATAAATTCAAAATAGTGCACAAACTTGATTCTAAAAAAATTGAAGAAGAATTTGGAGTTAAAATACCAGAAAATTTTACTAATGTTATCGAAGAATACTCCAACATTGAAACCGATAATAATTCTTCCTCTGCAACACACGATTATATAGTTTTAGATAATCTTAGTATAAGAAAAAATATTGTTGAAGAAAAAACAAATAACAACTTTATAAGTAATTCTTTCTTATATCCAAACAATCTTTCACTGGAGGGTTTGTTTTTTATTGATTTATACAATCTTTTTATAAACAAAAGTGTTTTTCAACAAATTACAAAAAATTGTAAATTTGAAGACTTCAAACAATTTATAGAAATGAAAGAGTATAAAATTTTTAGAGAAAGAATAAATACAATTTCTTTTTCAGATCAAGTTTACAAATTTGATAATGAGGTTCCAGATTCTCTTATTGATAAAAATGTTTTTAGTAATAGTTTTGGCAAATATAGATATAAAATAAATATAAATTTTGTAGATCCGTTTTATGGATTAATTCAAAAAATCTTACAAGATTTATCTAGATTAATGTCGGAATACAATAATTTTGGAAAAAAGAACAAAATTGTTACAAAAGACATTCAATTATTTATGAAATATGAATATATTTATTACGGAGAATATTCAAATATTAAAATTGATCATAATAATTTAGATACTTTTTTGAATGATGAAATGGTGAATCTATTTTCCGAAAAAGTTGTGTCTTTATATTACAAATATAACGAATTGAACAAGAGTTCTAAATTTTTTGATTTACAAATAACAACTTCAAAAGAATTCAAAGAATATATAGAAGTTGATGATATGTCAGATTATATTTCTTTGAACCCAATTAAAATGACTTCTGATTTAGAAACTTGGACAGATGAAATACAAAATAGCAAAACTAATATAAATTCTATACCAAAATATGATTTAGAATATAGTGTTGAAATAACTCCACAAAATTCTAAATTTATAGAAGAATTATTGGGAAGCGAGTATCAAGAAGATATCACAATTGAATTTTTAGAAAAATTTGATTATAGTGTATACGGAGAAAATTGGAAAAACATTGATGTATTATATAACAATGGAAACTATATTGAATATTTATGTAGATTTGTAAATAAAAGTGGGAAACTTATTAATAAACAATATTGGATTATGAAAAACAATCCAGTAAATACAGAAGTGATAACAAATAAAAAACAGCTTAGTACTAAACAAACAATAAATAATTCAGTAGACTCTGAAAAGGCATCAGAAAAACCAGTCAATAATAGTACATATAATTTCAAGATAGTACGCGATGAAAGTGGAATGATTAAAAATATAATAGCTAAAAAGGAATAAAATATGGCTTTAAATTTAAAAATGGCTGATAAATCTGTTGAAGCCGAGGCCGCTGCCCTAATACCATTATTTGCTAATGGATACTTGAGAATTTATGACGGCACACAACCAGCAACAGCCAATACATCTATTTCAACACAAGTTTTATTAGCAGAATTACGATTTGGTTCTCCAGCATTTACTCAAACACAATATGGAGAACTTACAGCTACAACTATAACAGCTGATTCCTCCGCAAATGCTTCTGGAACAGCTACTTGGTTTAGATGTTTACAATCTGATGGTTCTACTCCATTAATGGATGGAAGCGTTGGAACAGCTACGTCAAATCTTATTTTAAATTCAGTAGCTATTTCTAGTGGCGCACAAGTATCAGTTACGTCATTCGTTCATACTGTAACGAAATAATATGCCAGGAACAGGAATGGCAACGGCCAGTTTTGGTACAATTGGTTCAACCAATAATTATGTATCTTTGTACATCGAAGATGTAACGGGAATAACCACTACTTCCAAAGTAGAAGCTTGGCTAAGAATTGAAGCTACTGCCGAACATTCAATTGAAGATTTATTAGTCGATCCAATTGATGTTCGAGCTGGTGGGTTAGAAACTAATGCATTTTATATATATTGTAGAATGCCATATGGCAATGCTTATGGAACTTATTATATTGATTGGGTTTGGGTATAAGGAGAATTTATGGCTGTAGAAATTAAATCTGGTGTTAGTGCTGATCTTTTGACCATTGATGCAACAAGTAAGGCAGCGAGAGTAACCCTTTATAATACGGATGGTACGCCGATAATTCCTGCGACTACTCCTAAAATATATTATACAACAACTGCTGGTATGACCTTAGCTACTTTGGCTGCCAATAGCTGTGCTTGTGCTTTGACAAATCCGGCCGCCTCTGGAAGAGTTATTTATGTATTACGATGTTTGATTACTACTTGTTTTTCTGGAACTGCTGCGGCGACTTATGTTCCATATACTTTATCAAGAGGAACTGGTACTCCTGGTGGTGGAACAGCAAATAAATCTGGTGCAACAATTGGCAAAAGAAATCCATCGGATGATAATAGTATTGCTACTTTTTATTATGGTCCGGCAGCCGTCACTGGTTTGACAGATGATTCGGCGGCGAACTTTGCTGGTTGTTTAATAGGTCATCAAGTAGGACAAATTGATAGTATAGATTTATTGCCAATTTCTATAAAAACCAATGACTATCTAAGAGATGGTTTTATTATATCCGCCGGAACTTCTTTGACTCTAAGAAATAGACTTATTTCCGTGGCTGGTACTAACTTAACTGTTACAATGGTTTGGGCAGAAGTATAATATGTCTACCGATATTAAATCTGGAGCAAGTACCAATCTTGCAACGGTTTGTACAACTTGTAGGAGTATTTTTACAACTCCATACAACTCTGGAGAATATAATAGTTTTCTTGGAAATACCAGTGACAGCTATAAGACAATATATATGGATTTGGGCGGTTCTATGGTAGCCGGAGATTGTTTTTTTTCTTTAACAGCAGGAGCTACCGCATTATATGTACAAAAATTATTATTAATGTCTGGCTTTACTTCTGGAACGCCTGCTTCTACATATACTGATATTTCTATGTCAAGAGCTACCGGAACTCCTGCTGGCGGTTCTGGAACATTTACGACTACTGGTTTGGCTGCGAGAGTTCCGGGAACAAGTATGACTAATAATGGTACTGTAAGATATGGACCGACAATTATTACTGGATTGACTGATGATTCGGCCGGTGATATTGCTTCTTTTATGGTTCAACATCAGACTGGAGCTATAAATAATACAGATTTTATTGAAATATTTAATTCAACCAAACTTTTTAGTACAGATTATTTAAATCTACCGGCCAATAATAGTCTTGCTCTTAGAGTGCGTTCTAATTCTGTAGCCGGAACTATTGTTTGTATTAATATAGCCTGGACAACATAAAATGAGTTTATTATTAGCTTTATTGGGTGGTGGAGAAGAGGTTATTGGTACTGGTGCTACTTATCAGAATAATCAATCTTTATCTTCCTCTGGTAAACTAATATTTGATGGAAGTAATACAACTAATCAACCTCTTCAAAGTATTATTTCTTCTGGTTTATTAAAGATAATTGGCACTTCTACAGGTTCTCAGGCCAAACAAGAATCTTCTATCAATTCTTTATTACAATTGATAGGAAGTGTTAATACATCTCAAAACAAACAAGAAGTATCTGTTGAATCTTATTTACAATTTATTGGTTCATTATCTACTCAACAAGCTATACAAAATTCTTTATCATATTCTACTTTATCTTTTCTAGGTGGAATAGAAAGTTCACAAATTCAAACAGTTTCTTCAAGTGGTTTGGAAGAATTTATAAGTAATATTTTAACCAATCAAAATCTTCAAACTCTTACAACAAGTGGTAATTTAATCTTTGAAGGTTTTATAACTTCTAGTGCGCCTCGAAATGCAACAATTGCCGAAGGTTTATTGGTTGTTCCAGTGACTGGAGAATGTACCACATTTCAACAAAAACAAACAGTTTTAGCTTATGAAAGGTTAGCTGAAATAGTTGAGGTAATTAAAAAGACTGGTAAAGTAAATATACAGAATATTTCTAAAAATAACCTGATATTTAAAGATGAGGAAGAAATAATTATGTTTTTGTTGAATTTTATTGAACAATTAGAAACCGACATAAATGAAGTAAATATAGAGTTTAATTAATGTCTAATATAATACAAAATTTTAACTTTACCGTGCAAGAAGCTACTGGAATGGAAGAAGAGAATTTAACTTTAGAAATTCCAGATGTTGAAAACACCTATCCCGAAGATTATCAACAATCCGTTCAAGAAATGCTTGAAAACTATGAAACCTTTGATGGAAAATATTCCACTTACTATATGGATTCAGAGGTTTGGTTGTATAATTCAGACTCGCAAATAATGGATAACCAAAATATAGCCGATCCAGTTCGAAAAGATTCTAATACAGCAGTAATTTATGATACATATACTAATGATTTTATTACAAATTCTAATAAAAATCAAATAATTCAAAAAATATATTTAGAACAATTGCCAATCAAAATTGAATCCGATCAACACATAGAAAAAATAAAGATAAAACCAAATAAAAATCATTTAGATTTTAAAACCAATGATGTTTTTGATATTCAAAAATGGTTTACATATGTTGGAGAACTATTAAAGAAAAATTCTTATATAAGTTATTGTTTTTCACAAAGTATTCCATATAACAGAGACAATTTCAAAGATAAAAATATGGATTTTGTAGATTATGTTGATATAATTTCAAAATACAATTTTTATGATAAAGAGACAGAAGAATATAGTAAGGAAACAGACATCCCTAATATTTATTCGATTTTACAGTCGAATAAAGAACAAGATAAAAAAATAGATCTTAAAAATATTACAGATATTCGAGAATATAATAAACAAAAAAATAAGTATAATTTAAACACAAGTAAAATTATATTTTCAAGAGATAGTTATAGAAACTTTTTAAAAGAAGTTGAAACTTATAATTCTTCTTATGCAATGCAAAACGATATTTTGATATCTTCATATTACGAAATGTTTTTACAAAGAATATTTGATAAAGTAGATTTGACCCAATACGTAGCTCAAAATTATGATCTGTCAGATGACAGTTATAATATACCCCTAAAAACGTTCACATATGAAAAAGATGATCTTTTCGGTACACAAATCAATAAATCATATAAAACCGAGAACACTAAAGTAATACCTTTTTTCAATGTTTTAAACAACATTGAAACTAGAGATGATGAAGTTATTTTTGGTGAAGTTCAAGATATCAAAAAAATGAAAGATGTTTTGAAACAAATTATTCTAGCCAAAACTTCTCAAGATTATGGCAAATATAAGAGATCTTTGGGACAAATTTATTCATCTAAACCTTGTTACTCGGAAACTCTTTTATATAGGATTAAGAAATATAGAAAAAATACTAATACTAAAATACAAGATATTTATATACCAAATTTGGCCAAAACTGAATTGAAGTATATTGATACTCAAGTAAAATACGATACTGAATATAGATATGAAATAAATTCATATTCTTTGATATACGCTTCCTGTTATACTTATTTTTTAAGCGGAGAGCTATCTGAGGAAGTAACACTAGATGTTCTTATACAACCATCGCTAGTTATAGCAGAAGTTCCATATTATTCAGAAGATTGTTTTATTATAGATTATCCCCCAGTTCATCCATTTGCTTCTTTTTATAGTTATAAAGATGTTGATGATAGAATATTAATAAATTTTCAACAGAATTCTGGAATTTATGAAAAACTACCCATTATTTTCAATCCAAATGAACTAGAAAAAATCAAAAAAATAAGAAGATTTTTGAAAAGAGAAGAAATTGGAACTAAAATAATCTATAAATCAGACGACTCTATAAGTAAATTTGAATTATTTAGAACAGATGTGGCTCCAAAAACTGTTAGAAGTTTTCAAAATAGAGTAGAAATAGATACTAAAAAAGCTACAAGTTTTGTTGATAAAATACTACCAAATAAAAAATATTATTATACTTTTAGATCTATAGATGTACATAACAATTTTTCAGATGTTTCTCCAATATATGAAGTTGAATTAAAAAGTATCAATGGTGTAATTTATTTGAAAATTGATATATATAAAATTACACCAGAAAATATTGATAATCCCATAACTTTTAGACGATATTTATATATTGATGGCAGTTTACGACAGACTTTATTGAATTTTGAAAAATCTGGTTTGCAATATCTTTCACCAACTGGAGAAATTATAGATGGCAAAACTCCTAAAGAATTAGATACCAGTCCAAAATATGGAAGAGATAAAGGACCGTTGGTAGCCAACAATTCTATATTTGATGGTGGGAAAAAATTCAAAGTAAGAATAAAATCGATTAATTCTGGTAAGAAATTTGATATATTACTAAACTTTGATACTAAACATACAAAGTAATAATAAAATACTATTTAGAAATGATATAGGAGTAATTATATGGGAATTTTAGATAATTCTGGTGATATTATATTAGATGTAGTTTTAACCGATCTTGGTCGTAAAAGACTTTCCGAGGCAAATGGAAAATTTCAAATAACAAAATATGCCTTTTGTGATGATGAAATTAATTATGGATTTTATAGTGGTTCACATCCAAGTGGTAGTGCATATTATGATTTAAATATAATGAATTCTTTTGTATTTGAAGCTATGACCAACAATGCTTCAGTAGCCAATTCAAAACTTATAACAAATCCAAGAAATGATTTGTTATATTTACCAGTTATTAAATTGAATGAAATCAATAATTCAAATAAAAGATATACGGCTGATTCTCTAAATACTTGGGTTGTTTTATCAGACAAAACAACAGAAGACTTATATTTGAATGTTACTACACCAGCCGGTATTTTATTCGGCAACGATGTTAGTGCCAGATCAAATTATTTCAGAGTTGATCAAGGTTTAGACACTGTTCATATGTCACCAACCACTCCTTTAGATACTGATCTAATTGAAACTCAATATTCAATTAGAATCGATAATAGGTTGGGAAAAATTTGTGATGTAAATGGAAATGAAGCTAAACTTTCGACAATTGATGATGACGATATAGCTACATATATTGTAAATCTTAGCACAGATCCATTATTTGTGCGAAATAACAGAAGCACAACAGTTGGTGGCGATCAAACAATTTCTGGTCCAAGAGGAACTACATTACAATTTAAGATAAAAGCATCCAACCAATTATTGGAAAATAACTATTATTTATTTACTTTATTGGGTGGTACAGTTACCTTAACTACAGCAGATTCAGTATATTATATTGATACTTATGTAAGAATAGAAGGAAATACAACCGGCTATAAATTAGATGTTCCTGTCAAGTTCGTTAAAGCATATAAAGCATAAATGGAGATAATATGAATATATACAAGTCTTTTTTACCAAATGATGTAGCTTATACTGAACAAGAAATACACGAGGCTATACCCCTAACCGGTTCGTTATTTTCTGGCGCTCTTGGTACCAGTACATATAATGAATTGAATATAAAAAATTATTATCACGGATTATTTCAAAGTGTTTTTGATTATCCATATCTGAGTTCTTCTGCTACTCAAATTTGTGATTTGTCTTTGGGATATTCAGCTCTTTCTCCAATATCTTCTTCAACTTCAGTTGATAATGAAAAGAAAATTAGAACATATTCACAATTTGCTATGTATCTTAATGGTACAGATACATATGGAAATATTTATGAATTTGACAGAGATGGAGAATTAGCCGGTGGAAATAAGATTAGAGAAGCATATTTTCTTGCTTTTACTAGAGTTCTTAATAAAGACGAAATGCAGAAAGGAACGTTTAGACTTTCTGTTTATACTGGCGCTGCGAACATCACCACACAAGTTCCTGCTGGTTTAATAACCATTGGCGACTATGGTGCGTCTAATTCTTATAAAACAAACTCACCAGCTGGTGAATATGGAATATTATATACTTCTTCAGCAACACCAAATGCGGAATCTGGTGTTGGTTTGGTATATTATCAGGCTGGAATATGTGTACTCACAGCCAGTACGACTTTGTTTACCAATTCATTTCCAGGTCTTGGACGAAGATTTTTACCCAATCCTTCATTGGCCAATGCTTCATTGGTATCAGCAAGTATCTATATGTTCTTAACTGGTGCCACCATTGATCAGATGTGTAATGCTCTAAGATATAGAACAGATAATATATTTTTCAACAATACTACAAAAATAAACAGTACAATTTATTTCTGTAGGGCTAATCATAATGAATTCAATTATAGTTCTAATCCTACTTACACAACTGGTTCTAAAATAGTAACTAAAAACAAGAGCAAAGATGTTCCGACAGCTTATATAACTGGTATAGGCTTGTATAGCGCCGACAATGAACTGCTGGCCTTTGGAAAACTTAGCGAACCAATCAAGAAAACTTCAGAAAATGAAATAACATTTAGAGCGCGTGTTGATTATTAATATATGTTTTTTAAGTTCAAACAGAATGAAGTTATTAGAAATAGGATAAAACTTTATCCGAAATATAATTTTAAAACTGTTGGTGGTACTTTACGTTTGAACAATCAACACTTGATTTTGGAAACACAAGCACCTTATGGTGCTTTAGATTTATATGATTATGCGGGAACTCTGAGTGATGATATTTATGCAATAGTTCCCAAAACAAGTGATATGTTTATCACAAATGATGTAACTTTAAGTTCTTATACTTCTTCGGCATATGGAACGGAATTTACACAAACTTATCCAATTACTTTTCAAATAGATAGTGACAGAATATTGGCCGGAGAAAGAGAAGAATATATCAATAGCATTTCTCAAATTGCTAAATTATATTACAGACATTTAAATAATTCTGTTGATTTAGAATTAAATTCCAGAGTTAAAACAATTACAAATATTCCTAGAATGTATTATGGTTCCTCAATACGAAAAGGTTCCGTGATTTGTAAAGTTTGGGATGTTACCACCAATCAACTTTTGGCTGAAGCTAGGGATGAAAAACAGAATGGTTTATTATATCAGACCAACCAAGATTCGGTAGATGCAATGAGCGGTTCAATTGTAGGAGAAATTTTATATAATCACGGCTTGTTAATAATGACTGGCACTAGTCTATTTTATGATGGTGCTATTTTATATGATGGAGTTACAGGAAATGGTAAGTGGAATTATTTCCCATATACTGGAACTTTGTCTGGTGGAGATATAAATATAGAAATGGAATTAGAATTTCAAGGAGTAGATTATCTCAACACCATTACAATGTTTGCGCACGCTCCAACTTCACAAATAAATCATTCTAACAATCTAACATATAGAAAAAGAACGACTGGAACACAAATTTCAACTGGTTCTAATTATTTTATAGAAAATCCAGAACAGGAAATAAAAAACATAGTATATAATGGTATTTCAGATCAAACCGCTTCATTTCAAAAGGAAGTATATATAAATAAAATTGGAATATATGATAAAGATAAAAAATTATTGGCGATTACATCTTTATCAAATCCTATTAGAAAAAAACAAAATGATGGTTATACTTTCAAAATAAAGAAAGATTTATTATAAGAGGAAATATGAAATTCAGTATTAGTAGAATACAAAATTTATTAGAAAGAAAAATGATTCTTGCTAAAGCGGATGAGATTTTAAAAGGAATCGCACACGGAAAAACTATGGAGGATATTTATAAAAGATATCCTGGTGTTGAAAAAGAAAAATTAGATTATGAATATAAATTAGGAAAGGAAATCGAATTCGAACACACAGAATATCCAGAAATATCAGAAAAGATTCTTATAGACCACCTATGGGAGTCCCCCACTTATTATACCGATTTACTTAAATATGTAGAAAACAAGAAAGATGAAACGATTAATGAATCTTCTTCCTTTATAGAAGAAAACGAAGAATTGAATGAAGAAGAGGAAGAAGTAAATCCAGACGATTACGAAAGAGATAATGAAAATTCAGATAAACTTCACGATATTTTAACGCACGAAGAATGTGTTGAGTTGGCAAAATATATAAAATTAATTCATAAAAAACCTATAGCAGAAAAATTAGAACATCATAACGATAACACCTCAATTGAAGTACATTATTTTATAGGTGAAATTGAACAAGATATTATAATAAAAAGAAAAAGAATTATTCTAAAGAAAGGTTTTTATTCTGTGGAAAAATTTGTTGATGCCATACCAAAAATAGAACCAAGAGTATTTACTGGTTCATACGAAACTGCCGAAGAGTGTGCAGAAACCCTCCTAGATATTCTTATAGATCTAGAAAATTCAAGCAACAATATAGATATAACAATCAAACAACTCGACAAAGAAATATAAATTTAAGGACTTTTTATGTACTACCTGGGGCTTGACGCTAGCACAAGCGCCGTTGGCTGGGCTGTCTTAGATTCAGAAGAAAATTTGATAGAACACGGTACGTTATCTTTAAAAAAGATAGATACTGGAATGGTTGACAAAGCCCAACAGCTACGCTATACTTTACAAGAGATCAAACAGAAGTATAACATAATTTCTGTTGGAATCGAAGATATTTTACAGAAAACTTCAGCAGGTTCTGCTCACACCATATGTGTGTTGGCGGGATTTAATGGTATAACTCAATTTTTATGTAATGATATATTTGGTTTTAAAGCTAAGTTAGTAAAATTTTCAGATGCTAGAAAACTTTTTGGAATAAAACATAACAAAGAAGAAAAGTCAAAAATAACAGCATTCAAATATATTTCCAGTATTTATGATAATTTTGTAATAAAATATAATAGAAATAATAATATAACAGACGAAACTTATGATTCTTCAGATGCTGTGGTAATAGCAAAATATATAAGCAGGACAAAAGATGAAGAAATCGGAACAAAAAGCGAAACTGTTAGAAAGAAAACTGGGAAAATACAAAAAAATAGGTAATGAATATCTATTTTCGTGCACCAACAAGAATTGTGCATCACATAAAAAAAATAAACTAAAACTTAGTATCAATTTCGACAAGAACCTTTATAAATGTTGGGTTTGTAACTGGTGTGGACCAGTTGCGAAAATTATCAACAGATACAAAAATGATGAGGAATTTATTAATAATTGGAAATCATTAGATTCTTCTTATAATACCAATAATTTATTAGATATTTTTGGCAAAAAAGAAGAAATAGAAGAGAAAATTATTATAGAATTACCCAAAGAGTTTGTATCTTTAGTTGATAAAACTGGTCGCACAATATACAAACAAGTATTTGAATATTTAAAAATTAGAGGTTTAGATAAAATAGATTTAAATTATTGGAAACCAGGAGTTTGCTTAACTGGAGAATATAAAAATAGAATAGTCTTTCCATCTTTTGACGAAAATGGTGAATTGAATTATTTTATTGGAAGAACTATTGAAGACAAACAGATACCTTATAAAAAATCTTGGAATAGTTATAAAGATATAATTTTTAATGAACTTTACATTGATTGGGAAAAACCAGTTATATTGGTTGAGGGTGTTTTTGATGCAATAAAAGCAGGAGATAACGCGATACCAATACTTGGTAGTACTTTAGATTCTTCATTTAAATTATTTAGAAAAATAGTTGAAAACAATTCCATAGTTTATTTGGCTCTTGATCCCGATGCTGATGAAAAAGCGCTTAAAATAGCTAAATTATTGAATAAATATGATATAATGGTATATAAAATCGATATTTCTCCATATAAAGACGCCGGAGAAATGACCAAACAAGAATTTATGGTTAGGTACTCTAAAGCCAAATTATTGAATGGTCAATTATTAATGAATAATTTATATACTATTTTGAAGAAAAACGAGAAGGAAACGAACTAATGACTAAAATAGCACACATAGCTGATACACATATTCGTAATGTTGGCGATCATAAATTATATGAAGATATATTTAACAATCTATATAAGCGCTTACGAAAAGAAAAAGTAGATATGATTGTTCACGCTGGTGATATTTTTCATAGTAAAATCAATTTATCACCAGAAAGTGTAAAACTGGCTGGTTCTTTTTTAAAATCTTTGTCAAATATTGCTCCCACATTTTGTATATTGGGAAATCACGATTGTTTGATATCAAATGCACAAAGAATGAATTCAATTTATCCCCTGGAAGAATTGATAGACAGTGAAAACTTTTGTTTTATTGATAATTCTGGAGTAATTGACACGGGAATAGATAATATTGAATTTTACGTACATTCAGTACAAGATACTGGTAATTTTCCTAATCTAGATATTGTTGACGAAAACAATATTAATATTGCTTTATTTCACGGAGTTGTAAGTGGTTCGATAATTAATGAAAAATTTCAATTATCTGGTATACCATTACAAACATTTGATAAATTTGATTATACTTTTCTTGGCGATATTCACATTTCAAACCTAATTTTAGATACTAAAGGTAAAATTAGATATCCTGGAAGTACTATTCAACAAAATTTTGGAGAATCTGAGGAAAAAGGATTCTTGTTATGGGATATAATTGATAAAAACGAGTATAGATGTGAATTTATACCTTTAAAAAATCCAAAACCATTTATTACTATCAAAGTAAACAAAGATATAAGAAATTATAACTTTGATGATCTTCCAAAAGAAGCAAAGATAAGATTTATCAATGATTCAGCTCTAGACAATAACAAATTTAAGAAATTAGCTTATCAAATTAAGAATAAATATAAATTAAAAAATGTCACTGTTTTAGAACAATCTAAAACACAAGATTTACGAAAAATTGATGAAGATACAACAGTAGATAACTTACACGACATAAATGTGCACGAAAAATTATTGAAAAATTACTTCAAAGATGAGAAAAAAGAAATTTTAAACAAAATTCTGGAGTATAACAAGAATTATTTTAATCAATTGTCCAACTTAGAAACTTCTAAAGTAAACAGATGGGAGATAACTGACTTTAAATGGAGTAATTTGTTCAATTATGGAACAAATAATTCAATTAATTTTCAGAATTTGAATGGAGTTGTTGGTATTTTTGGAAAAAATAGATCCGGTAAGTCAAGTGTTGTTGATTCTATGCTTTTTACTATCTTTAATAAGATTTCAAAGAATGTAAAGAGTAATCAAGAATATGTAAATAGTTCCAAGAAAGAAGCCAACGGAGAGATTACATTAAAAATTGATAATAATATTTATAATATAGTTAGAAAGATTGAGAAAAATAAAAGCACTAAATCTTCAACCAGTCTCCAATTGAAAATTAATAATGTTATTAATAATGATTCTTCTAGAATAGAAACGGATAAATATATTCAAAAACTTTTTGGAACTCTTGAAAATTTTCTGCTAACTTCTATTAGTTCTCAATTTGGTTCTAACAATTTTATAGACGAAGGTTCCACAAAGAGAAAAGAAATATTAGCTAATTTTCTAGAATTAGAAATTTTTGATAGTTTATATGAATTAGCCAAAGATGATTTTTCTTATATAAAGTCTACAATTAAAAAATTAGAAACAAAGAATTTTAATTCTCTATTGAAAGAAAATAAAGATAATATTGATCAATATAATTTAGAAAAAGAAAAAATCGAAAAAGAGTTATTGGAAGTTTCAAAGATTCTTGAAGATAAAAAAGAAAAATATATTACTTTATCTAATATTGTAAAAAATATTACCGAATATGAAGATGGTTATTTTGATAAATTGAATAAATCTATTAAACAAATTGAAGATGAAATTTCCAATGGCGAAGAACTAATAGAAAATGCTAAAAATAATTATACAAACAATAAAAATAGAATAAGTGATATAAATTCTGTTATTTCTTCATTTGATATCGAAAATAGTAAGAATATTATTGAAAAAAATAAGAAAAAAGTTCAAGAACTAATGACAATTATTAGAAAAATTGAAATTTTGAATGTAAAAAAAGAAGAACTTGAAAAAAATAGCAAGCTTTTAGAAGACGTTCCCTGTAAAGGTTCTTATAATTGTAAATTTCTAATAAATGCTAAAAAATCTGTTGAAGAATTGAAAACAATATCGTTGGATTTGGAGGAACTTACAAAAAATAAATCAGAACTTAAAAACGAAATAGAATTGATGGATGCAGATAGCCACAAGAATGCCATTTCCGAGCACCAGGATGCCCTAGAATCGCTTGTGAAGGCAAAAAGGTATTCTGAGTCACTTTTACATTCGATTGAGAAGGAAATTTTATTAAATAAAGATAGAAAAAACAAATTAAATCAACTACTTCAAGAACTTGTGGACTATAAAAACAACGAAAAAAATATAGAAAAAATTAAAGAAATAAAAAATATTTCTTTAGAAAAACAAGAATTAGAAAATGAATTCGCAAGATTGAATAAAATTTTGCAAAAGAATGTTGAAGTTATTTACAAAACCAAGAATACTATTGAAAAACTAGAAGAAGAAAAGAAAAATTACGATGATCTAATAAATAATTATTCAATTTTTGAAAAGTACATCAAGGCTGTGTCATCTGGAGGTATTCCATTCACTATAATTCGTAATAAATTAGGAATAATTAATCAAAAGTTGGATAGTTATTTGAAAGATTTGGTTAATTTTGAAGTATCTTTTGAAGATATAGATAATAATTTGTATATCAATATCAAAGATTCCAATGGAATTAGAGCAATCAATATGGCGTCTGGTTCTGAGAAAATGCTCGCAAGTATGGCAATTAGATTATCGCTTTTATCTATTTCTAATTTACCAAGAAGTAATATATTTGTTTTAGATGAACCAGGAACGGCATTAGATTCAGACAATTTAGATAATTTTATAAAAATGTTGGAAATGATTAAACAAGATTTTTCTACAGTTATTTTAATTTCCCATATAGAAACTCTTAAAGACTGCTGTGATCAAATAATAGATATTACTAATATTAATGGAGAAGCAAAAGTATCTATTTAGTATTAGGAGGGAATATGAATAACAAATTAGATAAATTTTTATATAAAGTAATATATAGAAAACTATT